AAGTTTGAATAGATATGCAACACTAAAGGATGTGCCCTTTGTAGAATAAAAAGTTTTGATGTTTTTAATTGCGTTTCTAACATCAATACTCTTATAGTCTAACTGAGGAACATCAGGTAAATACTGCTCAGTAAATTTGTCAAGAAGTCTCTTTACAAAAAGACTATCTAAACATTTAACTTCAGAATCTTTAGAATGGGCGGTGGCAACTGTATTATTGGTAAATCTAACATTACCATCTTCACCATATCCACTAATACCACTTGCTGCTCTAGCACAACCTTCCAGTCTACATTTTTCATACCCTTCACCACTTTGAATGATAGAAAAACCAGTTACTTTTTCAAGACCAATCTCTACAGAAGCAGATGCCTTTGGTGGAGATTGAATAACTACTTTTGGTGGAAAATCTGCACTATATCCAGATCCAAAGTTAGTAACATTGATATCTGTAATTTGACCATTGAAAATTGCGGCAGCTGCAGTAGCACCAACACCACCTGCATATGCTCCAGTAATAGGATCAACTCTATTATCAACGATGTAAACTGATGGAATGTCTTCATATCCAGATCCACCACTTAACAATTCAATATTAATTACTCTACCATTACCATCAACTCGTGTTTCTAAAACTTGAGCACCAACAGGATCAATTACAGCAATTCTAGGCTCAACTTCGTAACCCTGACCTGCATTTAGAATCTCAACTGAAGTAATTTCACCATTTGTTACAACTGCTCGTAAAGATGCCTTAATACCATTAGCACCAGTTGGTTCATCAACATAAATTTCTGGTGTAGTTGCATATCCCTGTCCAGGATTTAAAACATTGATAGGACCAGCAACAGATCCTCCGATAAGTGTTGGTTTTCTTAGCTCTGCTCCGCCTGGTTGGACAAAAGTGAGACGAGGAGTGAATGTATATCCACTACCAGAATTAGTCACAGTTAAAGCAGTTACCGATCCATTCTCAACAAATGCTTCGATTTTAGGTAATACTGCTCCATCCCCTGTTGGATTCTCAATAGATACAGTTGGAGGGTTAGTGCTGCTATAACCTCTTCCCCCTTCAAGAAGGGTTACTTTCTCAATACCATTAATTAAAGGTCTTGCAGAGGCATTCTGACCCTTTTCAGAGTTAATTGTGATCTTGGGTGGATATTCACTTTTATAACCAAATCCAGTATTACTTACTTCAATAGAAGTAATTTGACCTAAATCATTAACGCGAGAATAACCAATAGCACCAGATCCAAAAGAAGGAATTGGTGCTTCGATGGAGAATAGATGCAGCAATCTGCCAGGAATAGGCTCAAACGAAAATGTAATTAGATTACCATCAAAGGAATAATCCGTTTTTGGTGTTAGTAATGTGCCATCATAATAAGCAATGACATATTCATCAACAATTGGTTGATATGATTGACCACCACGACTGATGGAAAACGATTTTTTACCAGAAGTAAACTGACTAGAAATATTATCTAGTGTATAGATGGTATTTTCAACAAAACCATTATAAAAAATGACTGATGTCTCGACCGCATCGTCAGAGATCAACTTTTCTCTTGGCGCAACAGTAAAGATAACATCATCACCCTCTACAGTAAAATCAATATCTGGAATTAAATATCTACCGTAAAGTTTGATTAATAAGTGTGCTGCAGATGGAGGTGCTACAGGATTATCTTGGGATAAAAGTGGGAATCTCTGAGTAACACCGTCAAAATTATTAATTGGATTGGAAAGAATATTCCACTTTAATTTTACTTGTTCGTACGAAATACCAGGACTTAGTGCAACACTAGGGGATGCAACTGCTTTTTCGTAATAGATTACTTCATCATCAATTAATACCGTGCCGTCATTCTCTAGAAAACTATCAATGTTTTCAACAATGATAGTATCAGCAGAAGCATCAATAGATTCTACAACCTTTGTAGCACCATCTAAAATATCGACATTCAGTTTGTCGATATCCATATACGACAAAAACTGATTCAGGATATTCTGACCATAACCAGTCTTTTCCTGAGACCTATAATAATATTCAATAAACTTACTGAATAGAGGATTATCGTCCTCAATAAATTGTGGTGTTAGCGACTTAACGGATTGAGAAACCTTATTGATAGTCATCTACTTCAGAAACAGTTTAAGAAGGACAGGTCACCGCCGACAGTAATATCTGGAATTTCGATTGTTACTGGTGTAACTTCAAAGTCACTAGGCGCAAGACTATTTAGTGGGATACTGGAAGGAAGTATTGTCCCAATTGGATTTACGGAGATTGTTGGAATAACAATTTCCAATACGGTCGATGGATCTGGGACTCCAATAGTAGAGGAGTTTGCAGGAATAATTTGGACCGCAATTCGGATTTCACCAAGATCTGCTTTTGCTTGATCGCTATCATCAACATTACCCAAATCATCAACAGGCAGATTATTGCCACCCGATCCAATAACGTTTGTTGGACCAAAGCAAATTTCACCAGTATCGTAGTTTACCGTTCCTGCATCATTGTTTGTGATAATTTTTCTATTACCACTATTGTAATATGTGTAGAGTTTACCAAATCCAGTGTCTTCAAAATACTGATCAACAGTTGGTCTATCTTTAGTCCTAAATCTAGATGATTTTACGACTGGTTCTTTATAGCAATCTTCACCGCCACTACTACCATCATTACCTGGAGCACTGTTATACAGTGGAGATCCTGTGGAAATGCAATATGTGTTTGTTTCTGCAATAGCAGGATTGATATACTTAACTAGAGATATTTGTGTAGTGACATCAGCAATACATCTATCTGCTAGGGTAATTGCTTTAGTAAATTTAGAAAGACTGAAGTTACCGTTAAAGTTATTAATACCCGTTTGTGATGCCCATTCATTAATTGCATTCTGAGCATTAGAATTGATTCCAGAGACACTTCTTGCCGAGCAAGCAGGGTCATATGTAATAAAAACCTTCGGATAGATATAAATCGAATCTGCATCTACAATCACAGGTTCAATAGATGCCATCGCATATGGTTTCAACTGCTGCGAAATACTCTTTTTGGTAGTATCATTCAGTTTAGATCCAGACTTTGTTTTGATTGCAACGTAAACTTTACCATAAACGGGTGGTGATAATTCATCGCCACCATATGCAACGACTGTTTTAGTATTGTCGTATAGTTTTTTTGTAATAACTTCATAGTCCGAAGATGTGACTGCCCTGTATTGAGTGGAGTAATATCTTGGTGCTTGGAATTTGATCGACTCAATGCTTTCTTCGGCAGCACCAAACTTAGATGTTTCTGCTACGGTTAAATCGACATCCTCAGGATCGTAATTTACCCCAAGACTATCGGTAAGAGTTGCAACGAAGGTGAATGTTGCAACGCCATTTGCTTCTGCTCCAGCAGTAACCAAATACTCAAGATCAATAACTTCACCATCACCCAGTTTTCTACCAATAACACCATCACCAAAAGTCAACTCATAACGCATATCTTCTGTTTCAGATAAAAAGTAAATTCTATCTGTAGACTTAATATTCGTAATATTTTCTACTAGATTGTAGGTATCGGAATCAGTAGTATTTTCGTTTGCTCTTACACTAACAGTTAAAGTGGATGTATCTGCATCCTCAGATGGAATTATAAATTTTTGCTTAATAAAGTTGTTTACAACATAAGAAAAGTTAATTACACTTCCTTCTTGGACTTTAACACATCTAAATTGTGCAATACCAGTTGTTTGATTTACTTCAGCGGTTCTAGACTCTAACAAATTCCAAGTATAATTACCACCAGTTGCAATAGGTCCTGCTGGAAGTGTAATATTATTTGGATATACTCCACCAGTTAATTCTGTCTGAATGTCTAGGTGAAAATATGCTGTAGAAGCAGTAGTTGATCTGGGAGTATAATTTAAAAGTTTTGCGACATTAACAACATTATCTCTAATTGTTGCTGACGAGATAAATGCCTCATTCATAGACATGTTTGCCATGAATGCACTGTAGTAACTGTTATATGCTAACAGGTCCACCATATACGACAAACTAGAGCCCTCAAAGTCATAATCTGTAAACTCAGTGCGAGTCCTCAGATATGACTTGATTGAGGCTTTAATATCCTCAAAATCTAGTGCTGTTAAATTATTGGGTTGCATTAGTATTAGGGTCTCTGTAAGACAAATTGGACAGTTTGCGTGATAGGCAGTCCGATAATTTGATATTCCAACGTCACATTAATAGAGTTACTATCATAATCTGGTAAACAATCCAAATCTGTCACAATTACACGCTTCTCATAATTCTTGATTGTATTTAGTATCTCCGTCTGAATTGCATCAATTAAAAATGGATCTAAGGGCTCAAACAAAAGTTGATACACCTTAGATCCATATCGATAATTAAAAAGTTTTTCACCAGGAGCGGTGAGCACTAAATTTTTAATTGCTTGTTTGATAGCATCGGTATCTTTTACGACACTGACATCCTTCGTAAAGGGATTTCTTACCAGATTAGTAGAAATATCCCTGAAACTTCTAGATTTCTTAAAATCTTTATTTGAAATGTCTTTTAGTGCCATCTTTCAACATAATCGTCAAAACCGCCTTTACCACCACACCATCTTGAATTTCTATCTTTTGGTGGTAAAGATTTATTTACCCTGTTGAGATAGATGTCTGATCTGGGATCAGTTATTAATGTCATTCCCGACTTAATAAAGTCGTCACTTTGATCTGGGATCGGGGAATTTGCCATTTTTTAAAAGTGCTAGATAACCAGAACTTTTAATGGGGTTGCTATCCCAGTATTATTTATCGCCCTTGACCACGATAACGCTTCTTTGCACAATTGCGACTAGTAGCAGAATACTTTGTATTCTTGCTAGATCCCTGTCGAGTAGTTTTGGGTTTCGACTCAATGATCTTCTTACCGCTAAGACCAACTTTTGCTTTTGCCATAATTAAACTCCAATAAGTACGTTTACTGCTCCAGTAGCAATTAAAGATAAACATGGTGGACCCAAAGGATCCGCCGTCCGACAAACTCTTTTACCATTTATGAAAACAGATTTTGTAGTAGCAGTTGCTTTTCGGATATGTGCGCCGCCGCCTGCAGCATCTTCAGCACATAAAGTTGAGACTGGGCAAGGTTTTGGTTTTGGTGGCTCATTACAACTGAATACCACTAATTGTGTGCATTTTGGTGATGGGTGATTTACTAAGAGATCTTGATCCGTGATGGGTATTTGACCATTAACAACCACATTCACAACTGCTTGCATAATATTCAGAGGCAGTTGTGCAAATGGCATCCACATCGCAGTTGCATTCATAGCAGCAAGCGGTTTTTTTGGTACTGCTATGCAAGGAGTGCCACAAGGCACTGTAGCATGAATTGTCAATGGAATGCAAATACCATGTCCAGAATCTTTACCCATGTAAAGACCACAGGGAAGTCCAGGTGTCGGCGCTGCCATATTATAACTTACCTCCCGCTAAACGTCAAATGGATTACCGAATGCATTAACTGCCGCTGCATAAGTGTTTGCTGCTTTAGTAAGATTATTTAGTATCCTCATACTACCAGAAGCACTCCAATTTTCACATCCAGGACCAAGCATAGGAGTTATACTGTAAGAATAACTATAGGTGACTGTTTCTGTCTGCTCTACGCCGTTTTCGTCCTCATATGTCTCCTCCTCATCATTAGTGGTCGCAGAGGACCCTGCAGGGGGAGGACAGAGGTTTACAGGAGGGTCTGCGGTCGGATCATACAGGTGATCACAACCACTCTCCGCAACATTACATCCAATAGTGACATTGATTGATGTCTCAGAGTTGCCATCAGCACGGTATTGATTAATCAAATACTTGGTATAAGTAGATGCTCTTGGCAATTCCACAAATCTACGCATAGTAGTCTCAATTAGAGTAGCATCATAGACAGCAAAGTCAGGAACTTGCTTTTGTGTAATAGCATTAAATCCAGTATCCATGTCTTTATTCAATTGCACGGCAATATTATTGAATGCTTCCTGATCTTCTTTTGATGCTGGTGCGTCTGGTGGCATCTTCATGGCATAATCATCGTAAGTTGCACGCAATGCATCCACCTTTTCCTTCTTATAAAGTCTCTGAGGTAATGGATCGCGCCTCCTTGCATCAGGATCAGTCAAAAGATCTCCATTATTGACTGGTACTTCAACAGTTTTCCCAATATAAGAGTCTTTTCTCTGCTCCTCGGACAATTTACCCGCATTACTATTCAAATATTCATCAATTGTTGTCGAATATTCACTAACATTCCGTGCTTGCTCCAAATATCTTTCATAATTTTGCTCCGATTCAGGCAAATCCTCTCCAAGTTGAATAATTTCCGTCTTATAAAGACCCTGAACGTATATTCCTGGTGGATCTGATGTCGTGTATCCACTACCACGACTGATAATATCCACACTAGTGAGCACTCCTGCGGTAAAAATACCCTTCACCTTTGCCTGTTTGCCGCTTTGGATAGGTGGAGGGACTACAACTAACTCAATATCAGTGCCAGTTTTGTCCATTCCCGCGCCACCATCAACAATAGTCACGCTATCTAAGGTGCCATTAACAATATTTGCGGTTATCTGAGGTTGAATAACGGTATTATAGATGTCTGGAGATCCAGGATCAACGGAATATGTGGTAAATTGAATAGATTTATCAAAAAATTCATACAGACCGATCAAACATGCGCGGTCAGGTATACCAAAACCACTCACTACAGTGATAATATGGTCACGATCTGAGGTATATTGCGTATCTTTTGCAAAATCATCACCATCTCCATCAAGATAAAGCACATGATGTTGGAAATTCTCCAAATCTGTATGAAAAGTTGCGGTAATTACATGCCCATTAATGGTGTCACCAGCACGAAGAATGTCAAATCCTTCCTGACTACTCACTGTAGAGTAAGGACCAACACCACTGATCTTCAAAGTGATAGAAATTGTGTCTGTGCTTGCATCATCATGGGTATGCACATACTCTAAAGTAAAGGTATCATTGACAGCATAATTCAATCCACGCTGCATTAACTCCATCAATTCCCATCTTGTGCCTGTAATTACTGCAGGAGTCTGAGAAAAATCAATTTCAGGTTTGATTTTTACCTTTATCTTCAAATCCTGTTTATTACCAGATTCAAAAACAGCACCTTCATAGATTTTAATGACCTCAAAGGTCTCATCCTCTGCAAGAATCCATGGATTTTGAGTTGTGACTATAGGATCTCCAGTATAAGTTGCATCATTCCAAACGTCCTGATCAATATTATCTGGCGCATAAACAAAATTAAGGTCATTTACACCATTAGGAAGCTCTGTAGATAGTTGATTGTATGTAAAAACTACCTTATTGCTGTTGGTGCCAATACCATAGATGAGAGGATATGGTGCATCAGGATCTCCAGTTTCATCACCACTAGGCACAGTGTAACTGCAAAATGATTCTGTAGGAGTGCAGAAGAAACTTTCGCAAGGAATACAACGAGTAGAAGACTCTTCAATCGTCGTTGCAGTGCCACCAGGAGGGACTGTCTGCCCTGCAGGAGTGCCACTACGAGTCTGAGTCTCAATACGGTAGCAAGGAGTGCCTACAGTGCCTCCATCGGCACCCATATCATACAAATAGATAAACCATGTGTCACTCTCCATTACGTTAAATGAGAGTGATCCAGGACGATAATCGAAGACAAGATTCGCACCACTAATTGCTTTTGAATCTTTTCCACAATTAGCAGAAGAATCCAGACTAAAAGATGGATCAGGATTATAATAACTAGGTGATCCTCCTCGACCAGTAGTAGTATCAACAACGGTCGAAGGATACATTACTGCACCACGAGGTTTTTCATTAATATTTGCATTGTCATATTCTAGTGCAGGATAAACATCATACAAAAGAATCTTTGCACGATCTGCATCTCCAGGAATACGAGCAGCACAATGATTAGTTACATTTCGTCCACCGAAACGTGATACAGTTGAATTAATATCGCCGTCAGTGTGGCAGGACATGTTTCTCTAATTCCTCTAGTTTGTTGTAAATGATATCAAGATTATCCTTGATACTAACGTGGTCTTCTGAAAATAAAGGTTTGTAGACTACCTTATCAAATGACACATATTCATTATTTGCTTCTACTAAAGCAGTTACTACATTCTCAACGGTGGCAAGACGATCATTGAGTGTCAAGATACAATCATTGAGTTTCTTAAGTGCTTCAGCAATATCAACAAAGTTGGCATCAATTTCCTTAAGGACCTTGTTTTCGTCTTCAGTCATACTTTAAGTGTAAACGCGGTGGACTGTGGTTTCGCTGTGGTCGCGCTGGACATCATTCTTCAACTTTCCTGAGAGTAAAACTTCCAGTGACATCATCAA